TTAGTACATTCTGCCACCATAACTTCTCATAACGTTATTGCACTCAATTTCCATTGTATAATATGCTGCAGTTGATTCTGAGAAATTAAGAGCTATTTTACAGACAGCGGTGGCGGAATCAGGCCAGCCAGTACCTGTTTCGCCTGTTGTTGGGTCCTCCCAAACTATATTACCAGAAGTTGGCTCAATGCCAGAAGCTACTGATTTAAATATTTTGTATATATTAAGACTTCCGTCTGATTTAAAACAACAAGAATATTTGTATATCCCATCACTACCTCCAGTTAAATCAGATTTAATTGTTATATCCATAACAAACGAATCGTAGTACCCATTCCATTCTTGTGATTGTCTAAACATTCCCTTTGGAAGTGGAATGGTTACAGAAGAAGGAATTGGCGCAGGAGCTGGTAAATTTGTGCTTGGATTTGATATCCCATTAAACGGGAATTTATATAAATATACTTGTTTTTCGCCCGGGACAACTTGCCCACCATTTACCTGATTTATGCTATCAGGGGCGCAAGGCTCAATAATTAAATAGTTAAGATAAACATCCTCTGAAGATGTGTTGTTAACATAAATAGTCTTCCAACCCCTACCGACAAGAGCGCCCGCCCATGACTTTCTTCCGTCTGAGTTTCTGAGTTGCGTAGTATACGACATTGTTTCCGATATTTCTTTAGGAAACGATTTCAGAGGCATTATATTTACAGGCAAATATCCGTCAACTGATTCGACAGGATCAGATAATGATATTTTGCAACCTGTAATAATACCTGTAAAAAATACGTCCGCGGCATCTGCATCAAGAAAGAAAGAAAAAGACTGCACACCACCAGGATATATTTTACCAACTTGACCGTTCCAGACATAAGATAAGTTGTAATCAGGTGATAGAGATGTTAATTTCCCAAACCACCCGATCCCCTCAGATGCCCGACCAGGCTGAATTGATGAATATGAAGCTATATTCCTGACAGGTCTAACCCAGCAACCAGAAAGAACAAATGACGCGACAGCATCACCATACTTTGCATATCCTGATTTATTAAAATGAGTTCCATCACTATATACAGAATTATATTTGCAATATTGGATAACACTCTCACTTTCAAATACGGGACAAGCGTATTGATTAGCTACAGCCCTTGCATATTGAGCAAAAAGTGAACCACCGTCATTCTGACCATAATTAATTGGTGTGGTGGTATGCAGCACCACACCACAACCCCAATCAATAAACCTTTTAATTATTTTTTCAATATACTCAACATATTCGTCAAGCGTTGCACCGCCTACTCCCTGGCTATCATTTATCCCCAGCATAAGATGCGCTACGTTACAGTGAGGGTTATCAGGCCACCGTTCATAAGAAAGTTTTGCCGTATCACCGCTAAATCCGTGGTTTATTACAGTAACATTTGAATTTGTTAATGTTAACAGTCGTTCCTGCAACCGAGAGGGGTACTGAATTGGAGCAACAGTGTATGGGTTATTATTAGGAGGAGCTATAACATCTGAACTGATTGTGTCGTGCCCTATAGTAACGCTGTCTCCCTGACAAACTATTTTTAATTCTCCTCCGGCACGCAATAAGTTATTTGCTGAAGCCAGTAAATTTGCATTACGATATGCATAAGATTTTGTGTTTAATTTATCATTAATAATACCAACTTTCGAATGTAGATCATTTATTTCTTCCTGCACAGTCAATCCTGACGTCGTGCCAACTAATGCTGCACCATCATCTGTAGATAAAAGTTGTTTGAATTGATCAGGGTCGTACTTCAACACATTTGGAAAGTAGAACTGCTGCACTGACGAACTTCCGCCACTGTAAACGGCCATCGAGTGTCCCTGTACAGTCACAAACTTTGCAATCTGTCCATTATATACAGGGTAACCAGCAGCATTAATGATGATTGGTTGCGAAACAGGAACGTGAGAACCGTCTTCATTCTCAACATAAACCTGAATCTGGTTTGCTGGGTTGGTAGGGTCTGTATCAATCTGGCCGATATAAATTTTTCCATTGGCTACGGCTTTAAAAGATCGAGCCATTGTGAAGAGCTGGCTCGGCATTGATACTACAACATTGGCAGTGATATCTGACATTTACTATGCTCCGGGTACAGCAAGGCCGCACAATATAAAACTTGCGCAGCATTGCATTAAGGTCGGTTATAATTGCTTAAAAGAGTGGAGGGTTTATGGAACGTGACTTATTGAACTTTGCTTTCTTAATCTTCGGCCTTGTGGTGGGCAAACTTTTATTCGCTTAAGGATTGAGATTTCGTTCCCTGAGCTAATGAGTTAACAATGCGCTCAACATCAGATAACGCTTTCTCGAATGCGGTAGAACCACGTGGCGTATTAGCCAGACGAAGCATTGCATTACGTGCTGGTTCACTCTCATACATCCTTGCCAGCAAACCATACCCGCCACCAACACCTACCAGTGCAGGGTTAGTTACTGTTCCAATACCTAGGATGAACGGTATAGTTTGCTGACCTGTAGGCGTTGTTACTCCTGCCTGACCAGCACGCTTGGTTGCCTCAAGATAATTCTTAATCCCCTTCAGATACGCAGCATCACGGCCTTTGAATGCTATACCGGTCTGGTTAGACATCAGGTTAATCTGTCTCAGGAACTGGTCAGGTGAGCCTCCTGATTTCTCCATGGCCTTTCCGATTATGCCGTTGCGCATCTGAGCGCGCCCCACCTGACCTACTGACCGGTACAGATTCTGAACTTCTGATTTATTCTTGCTGAACAACATGTTGTTGACAACTTCGGGAGTTAGATCCCCTTTCATCAGAACGTTCTTCAAGCGGGTATTCTGGAGCTTACTAGCCTCATCTGCGTATACCGCATTGGCCTGCTTGTATCTGCGCAGAGTGTCGTTTCCAAGGTTCTGGCCAATGGAGTTATCAATGTCTCCTGTCATTGCCCTGTATACACGCTGCACTGCCGCCTCAGCTGGCGGTGGCATTTGTGTCCTTTCTCCTCTGACATCCATCCTAAACTGCGTTCTCAGTCTGCTTAACTGTTCCAGGTTAACATCACCTTTAGCCAATTCATTCCTGTATGCCTGAAGTTTGCTAATTGTATCCGTGTCGGCAACTTGCCCTAATTTTTGCAGTTTTCCAATCTCATCATCTATCTGCTGAATTGCTCGCGTTGGCTGAATGTTGACTCCTGTCATTGCGCTCTGAACTTGCTCAAGACGGTTCCCTGCTGCTTTCCGAATTCCTGATGTTTTTGCCTTCAGGCTGCCAATAACAATTGACGGATCATACTCACCAAACCGTGATGCAAATTCATCTACCAACTGACTGCGAGCTTCTTGCTGATTAGCTCGCATTGAACTTGTCCCGGCAAATGGGATGTTTTCAGCCGTTGTTTGAGCCATGCGCCCGACTCGTGAGTTTGGCGGCAAAACATCGGTTGTGTGCAATGGCACATCTGCGGAGTTAGCAAATCGGATTGCCTGTTGTGCTTCAGGAGAGATTGCACCACGCACACCACGATATACAGCGCCGGCGGCACGACCTAACTGGTTAATCGCCCCACCAAGTACAACACCAGTTCCGAGGTCAGTGGCGAGTTCCTCAGGGTTGTCCTGCACACTATTTGCAGCCATAGATCCAACTGCGTTTTCTGCCAGCAAGCGAGATGCTCCTTGTGCAACTCTCCCGGCAATGGTTGGAGCCTGCGCCGCAATACGTTCAGCTCCTACCGGAGTTAGATAGGGCAATGCTTCTGAGAAGATTTTCCCTTCTGTTGTTTGCGGGGTTAGCGCTCCCTGCTGAAGACCAAAATCTTGAGCAATCCCCTCAGTAGTAACACGAGGAGCGGGCTGATAAGTTCCGTCGCCTAACCCTAGTTGCTTGCCAGCCCACGCGCCGGCGCTGGCAACCGCATCAGCCATCGATGCAGGAATATTTGCCAGGTTCACTCCAGCCTGAAGCATTCCGCGTCCTGTTTCTGCTGCCGCGCTCACGATGTCAGAAAGGAAGCCCCCCCGATCTTGTGGCTGTGCTTCCTGCGGTGCCTGTTGAGGCTCTGCTGACGGCACCGGATACGCAGCATAGAAAGCCTGTTTAGCCTGCTCAGCCTGATCGCCTGCCTGAGGTGCAACCACTTCATTGAAGTATTGCTCCTGAGCCTGCGCCTTCTGTTCTGGTGCCAATGCCTGATATTGCTGAGAGGCAATAACGTCTTTCCATGCCTTAGCCATTAATCACCCCATAGTGAAGAAAAGTTGCTGTTGTATGCAGGCTGTGATTTCTGTACAGGTTGGGATTGCTGATACTGCGATTTACCAACATCAACATTGTACTGCTGGTTGTAATTGTTGGTGTATTCCTGAATCTCACGAATAGACTGCTGCATAGCCTTCGGGCTTGAGTAGTCAACCTGCGGCATCCCCTGAAAATACATCTTCGCTTCTGCAATGGTGTTGATACCGCTAGCACCCATATCTCTTGCTGCTGCCACGCCCTGATTCTGCATTCTTCCCTGAATACGTTGTGCGGAGTTATATAACTGTCGCTGTTCTTTGCCTGTGAGTCGGCTGCGAACATCTGCACCAATTGCCGGATTTCCTGCTCCGCCAGTCATGCCAGTCATGAAATCGAGAGCAGAAGCATCTGCATTTGCGATTGCGTCAATGTCTTTCTTCATCGCGTAGTTCTGTGCGCTTGCTGCAGACGTTGGAGGCGCTGCAATAGCACTTGCCGGGACACGAACCATATTGCCGTTATCGTCAATACCTTCGTAAAATGCATTAGCCCCTGCGCCGTGAAGTTTTCCGTCAATGTTGACTGTTCTACCATCTGCAAGCTGAACGACCCGATTCCCCTCAACTCCTGATATCGTTCTGGCGTTTGCCCTTTGCATTGCCAAATCCTGACCGCGGCGGGCTGTAAAGGCTGACATGTCTTGTCCGCGCATAGTAATTTTTTGCCCGCGAGCCTGAAGTCCTTCCCCTGCTTTATTGCTGCGGATTGTTTCAGCAAGTCGACCTCGATCAATCTCGCGACCTGTCAACTTGTCCTGAATATCAAAATACTTTTCTGGTCCTACCGCGTGCATCCCAATAAGGTCTGTTAACTGCGTGAAGCCTTCAGGGCTTTGTTGATATGTCTGCCACGCCTGTTCAGGAGATACGCCAATTTGCTGCAGTGTATTCTGGTGAGTGGCAAGCTCTCGCATCACCGCTTCAGGCCCCTGAGCGGAGGCAATATTCAATCGTGCAGACATATCGCCCATCGCCTGATTTCTGTCAGCATCAACAAAGCCCATGCCCTGACGAATTGTTTCAATCTGGTCTGGATTGGTGGCTGCAAGTTGACGCAAGGCGTCCCGATCACCTGCCGCATAAGCCTGACCGAAAGCTTTTTGAAAGTCAGAAAGCCTCATTGCCTGACCAACTGCACCAAGACCCTGAGCAAGTTGAACTCCAACGTTTGGGCGCTGGCTAAAGTCGTAGTTTGATAGTGATGGCTGCCCGGGCGCGTTTTGGTTTGCCACCTGCATTGACGGCAAACCAGCAAGTTGAAATGTAGCCACGATAACTCCTTAGAAGAGTGAGCCAAGCAATCCGATACCAGCACCGATACCAGCGCCCCATGGCGTGGAAGTGCCTAACAGGCTTGCAATACCAGCACCTGCAAGCGCACCACTCGTACCTCCGCTAATGGCACTTCCAAGCGTGGATTGACCAGAACCCTGAGAGCGGATCGCCGCCATCTGTTGCGCAAGATTACCTGCGTTATTTGCATAGTTCTGTCCTGCCGATGCCTGGCCTGCTGCCGCAGACTGACCAACGTTTAACAGGTTGCCATAGTTTTGCATCTGCCCTGACAACCAGTTCTGCCCGAGCGTTGGTGCAATGGATGCAATTTGGTTTGATGTTGCTGTAGAGCCAAGACCTCCGGTGGCTTCCGCTGCATTCAGGCTTTGATAGCGAGCCTGATCAGCCAATTGTTTATACTGTTCTGAGTTGTAATACTGATTGAGAGCACTGTTCTGACCTTCCAGTGTTGATAGCTGCTGAATCTGCTGGAGAGCCGGCAAACCTGCGGCGGCGTAAGGTGCCAACTGCTCCATCACACGATTGAATTGTTGGTTTTGCAGGTCTGCGGCGTACTGTGTTGCTCTTGCGGCCTCTTTTGCTCCGCTGCTTGATGAGCCACCTTTTCCGCCTTTTTCAGCGCAATAAGGCTCCTCGCCGCGCAGTTTTCTGCCCAGCTTAAATGCATATAACATGTTTATCTCCCGTGATTCAGGAAGTCGATTAGTTCTTCGCGTGTGGCGCTGTAAAACGTCACGTCATCCACGCCTTTGAAGTATTTCTTGATGGTTCCTACACGCTTAAGGCCAATCATTGCACAGTACATCTGACCGTGGCGAAATTTGCGTGCAGCAAACGAAGTGACGCATTGAACAGAGGTGTTGGTGAGAATGTATCGCCAGAACGCCAGCCCGATTTCCTTACTGAATCCTCTAATCTCAGGCAGATACATGGCGTGGCAGTCAAATGTCAGCGGCTGAATCTCGTTGTAATACACGATGCCACCGAACTGACCATGTACGTTCACTTCGAAATATCGGCACTCAGGCTTGTAGTCGTATCCGTCACCATTGTTACTCCCGGCAATGATGTCGGGATGGTTGCCGACCGTTTCTATCAGGTCGATGTTTCGGGTGGGAGTGAATGTAATCATCAGTTGATCAATCCATGAGTTCGTATTGCATCTTCGAGAGCTTTGATACGCTGCCGCGCCTGCTGCAATCCGGTAGCCATAGCTGATACCTCAGACTGCGTATATGTGGCACTGACCGTGTATGCCTGGTTAGCGTTGAATGCACCGAGAAGCGCAGCTCCTGTTGCTGCTGTCCATCCGGTCTGTCGAGCACCGATAACTTTAGTACCGCAAACTGAATAGGACGTTGTCACGTTGAGAGGTGACGCCAGCGATTGAGAGGCAGTTGCTGACTTCGATACGTAATCAGCCTGCAATGAAGAAATAGTGCCTTCAGCAACCGTAACCCTACCATCAAGAGCACTGACATCAGTCTGCAAGGTGACTATTTCGCCTTCAGCCGTGGTTAGCCTGACATCCAGCGCTGCAATTGCATTGGTATTTGCAGTAATACGGATTTCATGGCTGTCTACGTCGATGCGTAACTGTTGAATTCTCGCTTCGTGGTCTGCAAGCTCAACATCCTGCTCATCGTTCTTTACCTGCGCGTCATAGGCACCTTGCCCTGCTTCGTTTGCCTTTCCCGCAATGGCGCCAACGTCAGCCCCCTGCGCGATTACGTAGAGCAGATAAGACCGGCTGAAGACGTTGCGGGGGAGTATTGAGGCATCAAGACGAGTGGCCTGAATAATGACAGGATTATTAAGTGACGGGTCTGCCATATGTTACTCCAGACGAATTTGACACCAGGATAGTGTTACAGGTGATTTGGTGATTACCCGCAGTTTGAATCCGATTAATCGACGAATACGACCTACACGCTTCCATAAAACTCTCTTGTCGTACACAAACGGCTCATTCTGCTCAATCATCTGTTCGCGACCGTAATTGATTCCGTCTGTGGTTGCAGACAGGAACAGGCGGTCAGCGTATTGAGCAACACCAGTGGATGATTCAACTTCGAGGTCGAAGCATCTGGCATTGTCCGCTTTGAAGAGGGGTGTAAACAACAGATGTTCTTGCTGCTTGTCGTACTGACTACTAATGTCGAATTGCAACTGCCCTGTCACCGCTTCTGACTTGTCGCCACACGTAATCTGGTTGCCTTCGTACATGAAATCGATGGCGCGATAAACATCGTCGTATAAACCGGTTTTCAGTATGCACCATTGCGGCCCGTTCTGGCTTGATGAGGCATCGTAAACCAGCACATGACGCGGGAGATGGATAATCAGCAGTTCATGCGAATCGAACCTCAACGCCTCCATCACCCCGGTTGCCAGTTCATCAGCCGTGTATGAGCGGATAATTTTCTCAATACTGGCCGTCGCAATTGGTGAAGCCTGCCCTGACCCGATGATGTAGACGGAAGGTGCGCCAGTAGCCGGGTGACTGATGAATGCATATGAATCAGCGAATGGCGTTTTACAGTATGTTCCGGCAATCCCCTTCTGTACCATTAACGATGGCTGCGCGACATACAACGCAGCGCCAACGGTGGTTGCGCCTGTCAGGGAGAAATACTCTATCGTCGACGAGCCAAAGCAGACGATGAAATCTCGCCATGAACCTATGCCAATTATCCCGTCAGGCTGCGATTCTGCGCGATATTCTGCACTGTAGCGGTCAGGATGCGATTCATCTTCAAGGTCAGTGATAAACCATGAATCTGTACCGTCTTTTGACCATGCATAACGCCCACGTAAGCGAGTAATGTCACGGACTGAGCCTAACTCATACTGCGTGAATCCGCTGTCTGCAGGCCAGTTTGAGACGGTTTTAACCGCGCCATCATAGCGATACTCGATGAGCTGACCATTAACGCCTACCGCCTGTGATGTGCGACCATGTGCCATTGATACGCGACCGCTTCCGGCAACATCACCGACTACGGCTTCACCTTTGTAGAGCTTGCCGCCACAAACACGATATACAGCGTTCTGAGCGGTGTTATACTCAACTCCGCGCGATACTCCATTTACATCGTTGCGCTTCGCTATGCCCGGGAATGAGCGTAAATAACCCGATGAGTCGAGGACTTCTTTTGGTGTGGCCAACATGTTGATTGGTAGGTAATCAATGTAGTCGGCATTCTTGAAGTCCTTACCCATTCCCTTCATCATGGGGAGTTGTTGAATCGGCATTCTGCTCTCCGGGGAAATAATGCCATTCGTTCAGATTGGCGAAACTGTTTCCACTGCCAGTTGGCATACGTGACGGGTAAGGCGCTCGTTTAGCTCTGGCGATGGCGGTCTGCTTATAGAGAAGTTCCTTCCCATATTTAGCGGTTGCGATAATTTTGGCGGTAGCCTCAAGCGCATAATCCGGAGCAATTCTGCAGGCCAGATTGTGGAATACTGCGCTGACTGCTCTTGAGCGAAGACCGTGATCATCACCTTCAGCGGGAGGATTATCATCATCTGAGAATACATAGCCGGTGATGATTCCCTTTCCGTCCTGATACCACTCAGCCATCATCGTTTCAAGGTCGTCAACAGCATCCTGCATAGACTGAGGTTCGATATCAGTGAGAGTTGCATCTGATGCTACACCAAGCTTACGCAGCGCCGCCCTGACCAGATCGCCTTTAGTCTTTATCTGCATCGCTTTCCGCCTTAGGCTTTGGTCCTGGCTTTTTGCGTTCTTTGGTTGCCGGTTCTTTCGGTCGCAGGCTTAGCAGACGATTCAACACATCATCTGCCGTGTGGCCGTCCCATTCCTTGCCAAACTCAATTTCCGTGCCTTTAGGCAGATGTTCAATTTCACTCTCTGGGAGGTGGTATGTTACCGCGCCTTCTGGGGTGTCGATGCCAGCTAACACCCATCCATCCCATTGCTCGCCGTCATGATGCTGAAAGCTCCACCATGCGCTTTCGCGGAAGGCATTCATTAGTGTTGAAAACAGGCGCACTCGATGTGCATATAGTTCGTTAAAGGTGTGGTATCCATCAGATACTTCACCCATGTCTTTCTTGACCACGCCTGAATCACCGATTGGCTCGTCATTAGTCTCCGGAACCTCATTTGGATGCCTAACCCAACCATCGGCAAGGTGATCTTCTACGTCGCCGTCATCGACAACTTTAACCTGAACGTCCTTGCCCCATACCTTCGTTCCACGACCCTGCTTATATAGCATTACACCCATGTGTCACCTCAAATAAGAAAGGGGCCGAAGCCCCTGTTAGTTACGCAGTCTGACCAGGCAGGCCAACACCGATTGCTTCCGGTCGTGTCGCGTTTACGCCGTACCACAGCGCAATACGGCACAGGCCGGACAGGGTGGAAATATCCCCCTGCGTAGCGAAGATACCGTTCAGGCCGACATCCGGGATGCTGAATGAGGTAGTTTTCATACCTGCAAAAAGCTCATGGTTGGCCGGAATCGGCTGAGACACAATACGGATGGCGTCATCAGCCCAGAACACGTTGGTGCGAGCATCCTTAACGTTCAGGATGTTCACCGCCATTGCATCAGCCAGCGAGGTGTTAACGTTGGCGTATGCCCGTTGCTCAGGAGAAAGAGAAACATCATCCAGTGCTACAGGCTTCGGCGTGATTTCAACGTGAGTACCATCAACAACGCGAACTACGGAGAAAGTCGCGTCCTGCGCCAGTACGTTCTTAGCCATCTGACCAAGGAACTTCACGCCAGTAAACGAAATTTTGTCGCCGCGTTTCAGGCCGGTAGTTGCAGACAGGGTGACGGTAGCAAAACGGTTATCAATGTTAACTTTGTTGCCATCGTTATCCAGTTGCCATGCGACAGGCTTGAAGGACTGCGCACCGGATACAGTGATGCCAGTTGCAGTAGATTTGGTCAGCACAGGAAGTTTCGGAGAGCGCAGGACATCATCGAAGCCAGCAACCTGACGCTGGATAGTGCCATCGCGGTACGCTTCTTCAGGAATGCGCCCAAAGATATCGCGCTTAGTCAGGTCATAACCCGCCTTTTTGTAGTCCTGCGGGTTGAAGAAGTACGATGTCCCAATGTCGCGGTTAAGTTCGCGGGAGAACATCAGTTCTTCTGCATCGGCCACAAAGTTCCATGCGTCTGCGGTATTAGTGCCGATAGCATCCGGCGAAGTGATAACCAATGACCCCATCTCGGCGGCCATGTTTGCGACTTTCAGCTCAACGTTATTCGCCAGCTTGCGAGCGGCGGACTGGATGCGGTGACGATACGCAGTCTCGTCTCGCAAGTCATCTGCGCGTAACTGGAAGAAGTCGTTATCCGGCTCTCCCATGTTTACCGCGACGTTAAGCTCCAGTAACCCTGTCGCTTTATCAGTTAAATCCCAACCCTCCTGAGTGGGGGACTCCTGCTCTACAGGCATCCAGATGGTATTGCTGGAGCGCTGCATAGAAGAAGCAGGCGGGGTGTATTTCTTGGCTTTCTGCGCCATTGGAGTGATTGCGGAGATGGTGTCAATAATCTCATCCACCGCCAGTGTAACAATTTGACCTTCGTTCAAAGCCATTATCGGATTCCTTTAAGTTTTGCCTTTAGCTTGCGGTAGGTTTCCACATCGCCCTTGCTCGCAGCTGCATCCATCTGTTTACGAATGGCATCTTTATTTGCTGCGCTGACATCACCGGTAATCGGCTGGTCAGCAGGGGGAGCGGAAGAGATTTGTTTACCGCGAGGCTTGAGAGTTAAGCGTTCGGATAGTCGAGTTAGTTCAATCAGCGCGGACTGCCCATCCATCGCCAGTAACTGGCGGGCTTTCTCCGGGTTTGCACCCAGGTGATACATGAGCGCGGCGGACTTCTCCGGGAACAGGCGCATAATGTCGGCCCCAACCGCAGGCGGAACCAGTTGCATAAATGCGTCTTCTTTCTCCTGATAGTCAGGGATATTGAGCTTTTCCGCCGCGTCATAGTGTTTGCGGGCAGCTTCGACGTATTGCGCTGATTGCTGGGTAAACTCCTGAGTCTTGCGGCCCTGTTCTGCTACGGCATTGCTGCGGGCGTCCTGCGCTTTCATTAGCCATTCGGTATTAGCAGCATTGAAAGCGGCAAGCGCACGGCTGTTGTCATAGTCATATTTGGCCAGGCCTTCTTCTGACAGATAGGCATTAATATCCGGCTGAGGTGGAAGGTCAGGGTTTACCCGTAAACTCTCCGGCAATTCTCCGCGTTTAACTGCTTCCATCTGCTGCTCAAGCTCGCGCTGTCGTTTGCGCTCGATGCGGCGGCGGGCGAATTCTGCGTTCTTTGCCGGGTCTTGTTTTGGTGCTGTCTCATCGTCCCTCAGGACAATCTCAAAGCCCTCTTCCTGACCTGCATTGTCGTTGGCATTATCGACAACTAAGCTATCAGCAGATGCCGCTGCATGATCGCCGGACAGGGTTAAGTCTTCAGCTGCCTGAATTTCGGTGGTTGGTTCCATGATTAACTCTCTCTTATTGAGGTGTCTCGGCTACACTGCCGGAAGGTTGATTTTGTCTCTGCGATTGCAGGATATTGGCAATTTCCATTCGCTGCTTGTGCGTTTGTTCATCGCCTTTAAGGAGTAACTCAGCATTTGCGCGAGCGTCTTCGCTGCGGTCCTGCTGGAATGAAGCAACAGTTTTAAGGAACTCTCTAAACTCAGATTGTTTACTGAGGTCCATGTTGTTGAAGATTTCTGCGATTCTGGCAGCGTTAAGCTGGTTCTGCGCTTCGACTTTAGCTGCATCGATTTGCAGGGACAGTGTCTGGTTCTGAGCTTTAGCCAGTTCAGCCTGCCCCTGCAGGAGTACGCCCTGAGCCTGAACCATTGCCGGGTCTTGCTGTCCTTGTTTGGCCTGCTGCGCTTCGACAAACCATTGCTGCTCTTCAGGTGTTTCCGGCTTCTTAACGCCCATCTGAATAAGCTGCTTATTGGCATAGTCACGCATCATCTCGACACCTTTACCATCAAGCAGGGTGAAGTACTGAAGCAACAGCAGTTGATATTCTGGCGTTCCCTGTGGCGTCTTGCCGAGCAACTCAAGAATTTCTGCACGGTTTTGCTGCTTCATGGACTGGAATGATGGTCCAACATCCGTGTAGCATTCATAGCGCCCCCTGATATCGTTCAGTACCTGCCGTTCACCAGTGGCAAGGTCAACAACCTCAGCCATTAGCTGAACCTCTTTTTCGCTGCCATCCTCAAGGGTGATTACCACGTTGCGAGGAACATCGTAGATGTCATTAACTATCGACTGGTAAATCTCGCCGTCACGGCGCATAGCGGTAGCCAGATTATCCTGAAACACGTATGTCTCAAGGTCAGCGCGCATGTTTAGCTGGTTAACAGTGTCGTAGGCTACCTGTCCACCGTTTACCGCCTCTGCATCAACACCTAGCGTCGCGACTTCTTTCACTGCCGCGGTGGCTGCTTCCAGCATGTAGGCGTTGGCTTGCGGGACCTCCGGGTTTTCGTAATATGCCAGCGGCTGAGTTGGCATTTCTCCGTTGTTCTCATCCGTGCGATTGAGCAGGTAATACGGGTAATCGTCGTTACCGTCATACATATGCTCAAATCCTGCAATCTGTTCAGGCCAGAAGAACGGCTTCTTCTTCGGAGTACGGGCCACGATGTCGGCGTTGAACGACATAATCATGTTGCGCAGACGCTGACCGTCTTTTGTCAGGCGGACGACACCCTCATACACTTCTTTATCTTCAACGAAGCCCCACTCGCCGAATACCGGAACAATGGGGATATGTTCGCCAGCAATGAGCTGCTTGTCTTTGAGTACAGCGGTGCAGGTGATAATTGATTTGTATACCCGGCGACGCTTAATCTGGCGCTCTGCAATTTTGATAAATCCACTATCAGCCAGGTCGTCGATGACGTCTTTAATATCGCGCTTAAAGTAGCTTACCGGCTCACCCGTAACCGGGTCTTGGTAGATAAACGCCGTCTCTTTCTTCTCGACCACTTCGTAAAACTCAGCGATCTGAATTGTGTCCTGCGTCAGCCATGGAAATACCCAATCGTTGGGGTTCTGGAATGATGGAATATCATCAGCATCGAGGTCGAATTTTTCTGCGAAATCCTCCCAACCATTCTGGCTCATTGAGTGGATAACTGTGCAGTGACGGGCGTCAGACTTGTCCATCAGTTTGCTGTTGCTGTCCCAGATAACATGGGAGCAGGCACTATGGATAGGCTCTCGACGGATAACCTGATTGTTGCTAGTTGGACTTTGGTCTTCGTAGTCAGTGACCAGACGCCACGCACCCACGCCTGCTTCAATCTGCTCACGAACGGCTATGTTGACAGCAATTTTCGCCGTATTGTGCCGCATGTCGGTGCGATACATGCCCATCAGCACATCAGCAGCGTCAGGACTTGCTCCATCCTTTGGACGATACAGAACATCAATAGGGTTCTGACGCATCTCAGAAACGAGCTTGCGCACCACTGGACGTACAACATCGAACTGCCCGCGATACTGCAGGGTTGTGTATTGTGATAGCCAGTCATCCCACTGAGATACGCGGGAGAAGAAGAGATCATTCTTGGCCTCCCTTCTGGCTTCATCGCTGGCTGTCCAGTCCGCATCAAAGCGCGACAGGATGCTCTCCAGCCTGTTTTTATTGTCGGCCATTATCGTCCTCTGCGTACTGGTCTAATCGGTGCGGGGATTTTCTTTTCTTTCGGCTTTCTGATATCGCGCATCATCCTGGCGAAGCGGCGCATCATGTAGCCGTAGCGAGTAGCATCGAGCACATCATCGTTGGTCTTGACAATCTTGCCGTTTTCATCGCGATGATATAGGCGGAACTCTTCAAAAAATGGTTCGCATGTGTTGAATACTTTGAATCTTCCTTCAAGCATCAGGTCACGAAGTTCACTAATGCCTGACTCTACTGAGTTACCGCCATCCGGGAACGTTGCGTGTTCGGGAAGCATAGAGAACCCGGCGTCCGCATATTGGGTTTTAAGTTGCTCACCACCGCCCTTTTCGTGTTGGTGACCGTCATGAGGCCACGCGACAGGTATTTTGTTAGCCCACGACTTAACAGCACCCCACGCCTGAACGGCAGTGTTCTCTGATTTCTTCCATACACGCGCCAGATAGAAAACATCTGCGTCTTTGTCCCACCAAAGCTGAATGTGAGCTTGCGGGTGGTTCCAGCCGAAGTCCTGAGCGTCGATAACATAGAAGTGATCGGGACACTCAAACGGCTGGCACTTAATCGTCTCTTCCGGTATCTGGAATATTCGACCGCTACCCATCGTAGGAATACCGCGAGCACGCGCCTCTCTCTCATGCTCAGGATAGGATGCGATGATTTGCTCTTTCTGCTCGTCGGTGTAGTGCTCAGCGTCATAGATGGTCATGTTGACCACTTTCTGCGACTTACTGGGATTCTTCAGGAACTTGGTAACAACGTCAGACATCCCCATCAGCGGGGTAAACGTCAGAATTGAGAATTGCCCGTATTTGTTTGTACGGGTAAGACCTTCGCCATAGATGCTATATGGCGGCTCTTCGTCAAACCAGACGCCGTGAATTGTGTCGCCCTGCCAGCGGGCGCGGCCCTGTGAGTAAGGCTTAAAGTAGCATATTGAGATGCCATCTTCGACGCCTTCTGGCGTGTGGTGCTTAACAAGAAGGTGATCAACAAGATTAGGGAAGAACGGAGACTTCTTCCAGCTAATGATGTCCTCTTTCGGGATTGACCCATAGCCAGGTTCATCATTCTCTTCGATACGCCCGCACAGGATGCGTTGAGTCGTTTTGGTTACAGTCTCGTTTGTTTCACCGCCAATCCAGAAGACAACTGGCTCATAGAAACGCTTACCTTTCCACTCTCCGCCATATTTACCATCAGCCGGATAACCTTTCGTTCCCGGGTATCGCCCGGTAAGGTGAAACGCGACTTCAGCAGCGCCAGTAAATGACTTACCAAGCTGGTTACCAGCCATAAAACATCGCTCTGGATAGTCATGACCTGCGTCGATGAACTCACGCTGTTTGCTGTATGGCGCAAACTCATATAGCAAGTGTGTATTTCGGTAGTTCTCTTCTTCTTCGAGTAGCTCGAGCAATTCGATTTGCTCTTCGTCGCTCAGGTTATCAAGAATCGCGTCCAGTTCCACGGTTGAATAGCTCCTTGATACGAGAGCGGCGCTTATCGCGATCTCCCTTATCAGGTGTCACGTCTTCAACTTGCGACTGCTCTTTGAGGCCCAAATCGCGGGCGATGATGTTAGCGTTGAGAAGATCAGCGGCTGCGCCGGAGAATTTTTGGTCGTAGATGATTTGCTCTGCTCGCGTAACGACCTCAGATAAGTCTTCTCTCACCCTGTATTGTCGCCATGTCTCAAGCGTCACATCGAGGAATAGCGTTAGCCCAGTGATGGTCATCGCCCTCATCTTGGCGATAGGCTCTTGTGTAACTTCTCCTTGATATGAGAAAGCCTTCATCTCCCATAGTGGGTTATCCTCCACCCACTCGAAGTATTCACAACAAGCAGCCCACAGCGCCTCAGGCGACTCGAATTTCGGGTTACGCCCATGACTACTGCGGGCCTCCCAGAATCGGTTTCCCTTTGGTGCTGCCATAAGTTAACTTCCTGATGTTGTTGCGATAGTCACGTTAGCCGAACCATCAAAGGACGTTGAACCTGTGACAGCGCCGGTTAGTGTGATAGTGCGAGCAGTAGATAACTTATCCGCCGTCTCTGCATTCGTTACTGAACCGCTTGCAGAAGTGTACTTAGCTTCAAATGCTGTCTTGCTCATATAGAGCAGCTCGCCGTACTGGCTCCGGAACAGGTATCCGCCAACCTCTGGCTTGAATACGGCTACTGTTTGCGCTGACATGTACTGGTCAGCATACGGGCCGTCGAATTCTGCGTTTGCACTTCCGTCATTAGCGTATTTGATAGCTTTAATCGGAAGAGCAGACACATATACACCGTCAGCATCTTTGTAGAGAGGCCATGATGGCGTGAAGTTTGGGTTTGCCATTACTTGGCTCCTTCTTTTTCTGGTTCATGAAAGAACGGCAGGAAGTGACTGAACATTCTGTCAAGCATGTAGCAGTAGGTTTCGTTTGCGTCGCCAGGATGAGTGGTTACACCAACATCTCGGCAGACATAAAATGCGACGTGAGCACATTCATGAACCAGTGTGGCAGCATTTCCATTGAATACCCCAAGCAGGTAAAGGTTCTCGCCTGTTTCGGTATTGCAATATGACTGTGTTGCCCCCGCCAGCACCTCATTCCCGCCGCTATCAACTCCAAGATGAATACAAGCCTGACCCCACTCTTCCTTTGAACGACACAGGTAGACATTGGCGCTATGGAACAATGGCACGAAGAACCGGGGAAGTTTAGGCCACTTCGTCTTTGCCATTCGTTATGCTCCGGTAGTGAACAGGTCTAACGCTTCCTTCGATTTACGCACCGCTTCGATAGTGCGGGTCGTGATATCAGAATTAGCGCCGCCTGACTGAAAGTGAATTTTGAATAGCTCAAGCTTCAGTTCGTCCGTGCCGATGAATTGAAATGCTTCTTCTGCGGCTGCGTTCTGGTTCATGACCAGCTTGTAAATCTCTAACTGGAATTTCTGTTCTTCAGTCATGGGAATAATCTCTGCCATTGTTGGCTCCGTTTATCCGTTAAAAGGGATATCAGTTAAGTTATCCCGTGTAGGGTATAAGCCATTATCGAGACCACTCATTGAATGGTCTCTGCAATAACCGATGTCTTTCCATCAGTCCGCCACCACAAAGAATCTTTTTTGCCATAAGGCAGGAGGTTCATCTTTCAGTGGCTGCCAGTGTTATTTCCCCACTTACTGGCTTGGGTTGTTTCGCTGTACTGCCGTTAATTAGTGAGTCCGGGGATTATTTCAGTTCGTTACCAGGCATTTCTTTTAGCTCTTTCAAATGACAACGATTGAGGCTAAACCACTCCCCGTGCGACCTATAGTTGTAATATTTTTGGTGCAATTTGGTTTCAAGCTCTCTATCGGCCGGAATCTTTGCAATTAGATTTAGCTTCCCACCACTCATGCGAGATATCTCTGAAATTCGTTTATTAACCCTGCGACTAAACCCTATTTTTGTTAGCCCACTATCTTCAGCATGCAGAACGTACACATATGATTTTTGCGAAGCACTGGGTGCGACTTTGTTGTAATTAATCATGTCAAACATGAAGCCTTGCTTTAGCAAAGTTTCAAAAAAGATAGAATTAACACACCCATTCCTTCTCAGCTCTGCACTTAGCTTGTCAATTTCCTCTATGATGTCGCCAGACCCCTTTCCACTTATAAGAAAATCTTGGTACATGCGACCAATTCTTGAGGTAATTTCAACAAAGTTATTCATAGCGTTTACCTTTTAGAAAGATGAGCCTGTTCGCACAGAAAAGCCGTCCCCGAGATGGTCGCCACCATATACGGCAGTTCTCAGGCTCAGCTTTCTGAAAGACTCGGGATTGTTACGCGCTGCGATGCGCGGTTTACTGCAGATGTAAAAAAGCCCCGCAAATGCGAGGCTAAATCCTGGTATTTGTAATGACTGGCTCTTATCTCAACGCAGCCCCTTACCGCGCGCCAGATGCTCAATATCAAGCATCAGCAATGAGATGTTTAATCTGGATTTACTCCAGAAGTGATCACCACCCTGTCTACAGAGCCAGATGTGAAGGATGATGAGTAAAATTATCGCTATCATCGAAGGCATTGCGTCCTGATGTATTCCTGCAGGTAGTTAACCTGCGCGGTTATCCTGTCGATTCCACTTCGTAGACGGTAATAATTGAGTTCAGCATCTGCTGTAAGTCTTGGGCTTTCTCCATTGCCCATGCCGCTGGCTCCGGTCGTTGACTTTGCACAGGTGGCGGCGACTTGCAGGCGCTTACGACCAGCAGAAACATCAGCACGGAGACTTTCGATAGTCGCGTTAGCATCAGCAAGCTCCTTTGTGTATCTGGCGTCGAGTTCTGCTACATCACGTTGACGCTTCTGCATATCAGCGATGATGGATGTGGCTTTATCGCGCTGCTCTTTGTAGGCGGTGGCGTTATCACGGTAATGATTAACAGCCCATGACAGGCAGACGATGATGCAGATAACCAGAGCGGAGATAATCGCGGTTACTCTGCTCATACCTCAATCTCTCTGACCGTTCCGCCAGCTTCTTTGAATTTTGCAATCAGGCTGTCAGCCTTATGCTCGAACTGACCATAACCAGCGCCCGGCAGTGAAGCCCAGATATTGCTGCAACGGTCGATTGCCTGACGGATATCACCGCGATCAATCATCGGCAAAGCGCCACGCTCCTTAATCTGCTGCAGCGCAACAGCGTCCTGGCTTTTGGGAGAGAAGTCTTTCAGGCCAAGCTGCTTACGATAGGCATCCCACCAACGGGAAAGAAGCTGGTAACGTCCGGCTGCTGTTGATTTGAGTCTGGGGTTTAGCGTGACAAGTTTGCGTGGGTGATCTGAGTAATCAGTGAATAGCTCTCCGCCAACAATGACGTCATAACCATGATTTCTGGTTTTCTGACGTCCGTTATCAGTTCCCTCTGACCACGCCAGCATATCGAGGAACGCCTTACGTTGATTATTGATTTCCACCATCTTCTACTCCGGCTTTTTTAGCAGCGAAGCGTTTGATAAGCGAACCAATCGAGTCAGTACCGATGTAGCCGATGAACACGCTCGTTATATAAGCGAGATTGCTACTTAGTCCAGCGAAGTCGAGAAGGTCACGAATGAACCAGGCGATAATGGCGCACATCGTTGCGTCGATTACTGTTTTTGTAAACGCACCGCCATTATATCTGCCGCGAAGGTACGCCATTGCAAACGCAAGGATTGCCCCGATGCCTTGTTCCTTTGCCGCGAGAATGGCGGTTAACAGATCATGTTTTTCTGGCATCTTTTTCATGTCTTACCTCACGACCGTGAGGATTTGTTCAATGTTATGAATTGGTTGATATTGGAAAGAACAAATCCAGGATACAGTGATTAGTAACGTGGTTTGTTCGTGACTAATGGCATGAGCAAATCAGGCAGGAGGCTGTTAGCGCAGTCTCTTGCCGCCCATTTTCACGAATCCCAGCCATAGTGCTGGGTTTTCTTTTGTGTAAAACGCCCTACCCCGTCGCCACGAATGAGCAAGGGTATCTGGATGTGTTCTGGTTATTGGTGACAGGGCGCTTTCAGAAATGTCGTGCTTAAAACGCGAAAAGCCCCGAGCGGTTAAACTCAGGGCTTTATTTAACGAGTGCATTTATCCATCGTTGAGTCAAATTTACCCAACTTTATTCAAAAAGTCAATATCATGATGTTAATATGTTGCCATCCGTGGCAATCATGCTATTAACGCGTGACTGCATTCAAAATATTGTCTGCGATTGACTCTTCCTTGTGGCATTGCACCACCAAAGCGTCATACAGCGGCTTAACAGTGCGTGACCAGGTGGGTTGGGTAAGGTTTGGGATTAGCATCGTTATGGCGCGATATGCGGCGCTTGCTGGCATTCTTGAATAGCCGACACCTTTGCATCTTCCGCACTCTTTCTCAACAACTCTCCCCCACTGCTCTGTTTTGGCTATATCAACCGCACGGCCTGTACCGTGGCAATCTCTGCATCTTGCGCCCGGCGTCGCTGCACTACGGCAATAATCCGCATAAGCGAATGTTGCGAGCACTTGCAGTACCTTTGCCTTAGTATTTCCTTCAAGCTTTGCAACGCCACGGTATTTCCCCGATACCTTGTGTGCAAATTGCATCAGATAGTTGATAGCCTTTTGTTTGTCGTTCTGGCTGAGTTCATGCTTACCGCAGAATGCAGCCATTCCGAATCCGGCTTGTGATTGCGCCATCCCCATAGCAGCCATCACATCAGTACCGGAAAGAGAGTCAGAAGCCGTGGCCCGTGGTGAGTCGCTCATCATCGGGCTTTTTGGCGAATGAAATTTAGCTACGCTTTCGAGTCTCATGCAGCGTCGCCTCCCGCCGGCTTGTTCAATCCAAGCCGGTTCACCAGTTCACGCTCTCGCTCATGCAGATAATCCATTGCCTTCTGGTGTTGCTCCGTCATCTCTCTGACGCTGCGCAATTCAGCTTCGTCACGTTCACGCTGCTGTTTCGCCTGGTTAATGCTGGTTATGCTGCACATTGAGATTCCCCCATGCGGAGTTGAATTCCGTCCTGATACCAGTCTGGTAATGTGAAATCGATGCGCCCTGTAACACCATGCGCCCTTAGCTCCTGTAACCGCTTCAGTTCGTTCTTCATGTGCTGGTATAGCTCATCCATCTGCCATGTCTTTAAGCGCACAGGAACACACGCCAGACGCGCTACACGCTCTATTGTCATCTCCCCATAGACAATCTCCGCATGCGCGGTGAATTCGTATGGGTCTTCTTCAAGTTTTCGGTGACAGCCAACGCAGTGGGCGAAGGCGTTATAGGGATGGTATCTGGTGGCTTTGTGTCGTCGGGATTTGAAGTGGGAACAGTGGAGTTTTTGTCTTTCGTGGTGAAATGATCGTCCGCAGTAATCGCATTGCCAGTCCGTTCGCTCCCTAACCAGTTGGGAGAAAACGTCATCAAACTTATCTCTCTTTAGCGCCATTGTGTCCACCTTTTGTCATTTTTTCAGCATATTCAGGCCAGTGCTTTTTAAGTATTCCATAAGGAACTCTCAGGCTTATTCCATGGCGATTAGCCCAGTTAACCAGGCTGTTTCTGGTTCTTCCAATGGCTGCAGCCATAACGTCTGCAGGAACCTTACCAGCTACACGCCTGATGTAGTCCTGCTCTCTGGGTGAATATGACTTGACGCTATTCATCGTCTTCTTCCTCGTACATTGAGTTATTCGGATCGCTCATCAGTTCTGCGCAGCAGTGCTCACACACATGAACTTCCAGCACATGCAGCTTCTGACCGCAGTTAGCGCACGTTAAAGCTCGCTCGACACTTTCTTGTTCGTAACTTCGATTGGGGTCAATCATCGCGTTTTCCTCGCGCGCTCTCTAAGCCACCGGATATCCCACAGGTGAGCCGTGTAATTGAAGGTTTTTACGTCAGATTCTTTTGGGATTGGCTTTGGTTTATTTCTGGAGCGTTTCGTTGGTAGGTATTTGCAGTTTTCGCAGATTATGTCGGTGATACTTCGTCGCTGTCGTGCCATACGTCCTCCTTCGTCTCTGGCAGCGGGAAATTACCCACTGGCGACCGCTCACATCTGATACACCATTGGTGCCAATAAGGTTGATTTGGCCGGAATCGATAATCGTCTTTGCTTTCTCCGCAGCGGTAGCAGTGTTTCATGCGGCGTCTCCAAACCTCGCTTTCCATTCCAGTGCTAACCGGGCTTCGTCTGACCACTTAACGCCGCGCTCTGTACCGAATGCCTGTATAAGCTCTAATAGCTCCGCAAATTCGCTTACACGCATCCTGCTGGTTGACTGGCCTATTACCACAAAGCCATTCCCGGCAAGGTTAGGGACAACGTCCTGCTGCTTTAATGCTGCGGTAAACACACACTTCCAGCTTTCTGCATCCAGCCATCGTCCATGCCAGTTAACCTGACGTGAGACATCACCAAGGCAAGCCCAAAGCTTCCGATTTTGGTCTAAGCTGCGGTTGCGTTCCTGAATGGTTACTACGATTGGTTTGGTTGGGTCTGGAAGGATTTGCTGTACTGCGTGAATGGCATTTTGCTGATGTGCTGGAGATCGAATTTCAAAGGTTAGTTTTTTCATGTCTTCCCTCTCCACCAAATAAAAAGGCCTGCGATTACCAGCAGGCCTGTTACTAGCTCAGTGATGTAGATGGTCATTGCCAGCACTCCTCATTGTCACGGTCTCTCCATGTGAGCCATATAAACTCATAGACGAACGGGATAAATGCCTCAAAAAACCGTTTCCACTGCTCATCAGAAAATCCTGTCGCTTTATCAACCATCAGCTCTATTGGATGTTGCCCCTTTGGTGGTCGAGTGACACCTGACAACCTTTCAAATTGCATAATGAGCTCTTCTTCGTCGATACATCTGTTCAAAACAGCAATGAAGCGGGGATTCAAAAGCATTTCAGGTATTATTTGGTTGTTCATTCAGTACTCCGTAACATTCTCCTGCCTCCACACTTCGTCATACTCCGACTTCGGCATGTTAGCTATGTAGTTGTATGGTGACGCACCTTCCATTTGCAGGAACTGGTGAGACTGCTCGTCAAGAAATAACGGCACACCGCCTTCCCACCCTTCCCCGTTTCGCTGCTTCTCAAGCATTAAAACAGATGCGGGCGCAGCAAGAAGTTGCTGGTCTTTCTCGTTAATTTGCTCGCCAGCCTGAACGCGCTGTAACGCTCTCTCGCGAGCTTTATTGCGCCAGATGATAAATAGGTTATCTGTCAGGTCTGTAATCGCTCCTGAGCCTTTTACGTCCATCTTTCCGGTAGGTTTCTCCTCGCTGTCTCCCTTTCTGGAGTGAGTGACGAGGATAATGTGAGAGTTGGTTTTATTCTTGAAGTCGCACAGCGCGTCAACAAACGCCTTTTGCCCGTTGTAATCGTCATCGCCAATCCCGCACTTCATGAGGCTGTCGATGATGAATAACTGGATGCCGTATCGCCGTCTGGCATATGTGAAAATTTCAATCAGGCGTTCCGCCTTGGCCGTACCTGTCAGGCCAAATAACCAGAGCCGGTCATCGTAAAACTTAAATGCTGATTCGATTTCCAGAACTGGCGGCATTTTGCAACATGTAGACTGCCGGGTCAGGCGTTTAAGCAGAATCCCGGGCTTCAGTTCAAGCGATGCGACGCATGTTTTTATCCCCTGTCTCATGGCCTCAAGTGCCATATGCCCGACAACCTCCGTTTTTCCGTGACCGTTCACGCCATTGACAAGCGTTAACTCCGCCTCACGGAACTGGAAGTTGTAAGCCAGCGTTTCCCACGGTGGGTTAAACAGATACTGCTGCTTGCCGTAGAAAGCATTGATGGTGTCCTGATAAAACTCACGGGCGCTGTAAAGCTCTTCGGGGTCGAAATATGACGCTGTACCGATGTACTGCCAGATTTCATCCTCAGCGACGCCGTTCATCAGGCATTCGTTGATATCTTTGTGCGGCAGTGTAACCAGACGGCAGCGATGTTCACCGAGTCGGCTTGCGATTTCCCTTGCAGCTTCACGACCAACATCATCACCGTCCATCGAAATGAATATTTCTTCAAACCTGTCGAGGTTATGGTATTCAAACTCAATCCACTGTTGCTTAGCGCCTTTCCCGCCACCGAACGGGACAGATAGCGCCGGAATTCCGTATTGCGCATAGCTCATGCAATCAATTTCGCCTTCGCAAAGCACAACCGCCCTCACGCCAGCATCGAGAGCCTGCCATCCGAACAGACAGGGTTCACAGTCACCTTCTGCCATGATGACTTTCTTCCCGTCCGGACGTTCGGTGCTGATTCTCTTGACCTGCAACAACTCACCATCGCGTTTGTACGGAAGCACCAAAGCATCCAGTTCTCGCTCTCCATTCCACACCTTGCCGCTGACAACCTCGTACCGCTTTACGACTTCTGGAGATATGCCACGCGATTGCAGGTACTCAAGATGGGATTCTGTTCTGGTAACGTAACGGACGATTTTCTTGCGGTCAGGTCTGGAAAATTTCTTCTCACGTCTGGCGTCGAAATGGTGATCATCATCCTTGATACCGAGAAATGCCTTTGCCTCCTGCATAGCCTGATGCAGATTTATTCCCCGACAGGCCATCCACAAATCAAGCATGTCACCGCCGTCGCCCTCAGCGAAATCAGCCCATTTTTTCTTACCGCTAAGGTTAACCTTAAGGCTGTTCCCCTTGTCACCGTTGACGTTGCCGGCAACCCACTCATGCCCATCTTTCTTGCCGTTTGGCAACAGGTGCGGAGCCACCCTGTCAACCTGCGCCCATAGCAGGTCGCTCAGTTCACTTGGAGTCATTACGCTGACCTCAGATCGAGACGGTTAAACCAGAACTCAACGAATGCAGAACTAAGCCAGCCATGGTTATAGCCAGCGATAAGTAACGATTTGATTCTGGATTTCATGATTCACCTGTCGAAAAACACGTAGCCAGTTTTCGATACGGTGATTGCGGATGATGGTTTGGATTGTGGTTGAATTGTTTCTGGCTTTTCGTCGTTCCAGCGCTGACCGTTCAGGTAGCTTGATGGTAACAACCTGTCGAATCCGAACTGCTTACCATTCCTGCATGCGATGTCTTCTGCCAGCATCGTGGCAAACTCGCTTGCCGTACCCCTGGTAGTTTTACGCCATTCCCTGAACTGTGTTCTGAATGCCGAAGCTGCGTTTTTCTTCCCGGCTTTCCGCATACCGGCACACCAGAATATTTCCTCGAATGCCTTATCGGTTTCTTCGTGACGGCCAGATGATTTTTCACACTCCGTCCGAACGCTTTCGGACATAATGTTTTTATCTTGTATTTCTTTCTTTTGAATAGTGTCTTTTGTGTCCCCCTGTTTTGAGGGATAACACTCCCTCAAATTGAGGGATGTTTTATCCCCTGTTTTGAGGGATATTCCCTCATTTTGAGGGATGCGCCATTCTGAGATGTTTTTATTTGGTCCAAACATGCCGCCTTGCTGCTTGATAATATTCATTCTGACGAGTTCTAACTTGGCCTCATTGCACCGTTTGACGGGTAACTTTGTAATCTCGCTAAGTTGAGAATCGGTGATTCTGTCCATTGGTTTATTCCACCCATAGGTTTTACGCAGAATGGCAAGCAGCACTTTAAAATGTCGCTTGGTCAGATCTGCACCTGAATAAGCCTCAAGCAGCATATTTGATAGTCTGGCGTAACCATCATCGAGATCTGCCACATTACGCTCCACGACCGGTTCTAACGGTCTGTAGTCTGCTAACTTAACGACGCCCATGTTTCACTCCTGCTTTGGCTAGTCTGTAAACACCAACAAGGCGCTCTGCGAACGCCCTGTTATTTGCTGCGGCTACCACTAATCCCTCAGGTGAATCAGGATGTCGAATCTCTTCTTTTTCCTGGTATTTCTTACTACGTTTTGTCATAATTACCTCTCCTGATGCCCTTAGAAATCCATCTGGATTTGGTCAGAACGCTCGGTTGCCGCCGGGCGTTTTTTATTTCTCGGCATCACAGCTTCCACCGCTTGCCTTGCTACTTCCCTGATTAAACTCGTCTCCCATACCTTCTCCAGAAGAACGAACGTCACCGCCATATCCTGAATGTTCAGGCGGCTTACTTTTGAATCAGACCATCCCGCCATCTTTGCAAAATTTGTCTGACCCATTGATACGAGTCGGGCGCGAAGCTCTGTTTCCACTTCGCGTATCTTTTTGCTGTGATTTGTGAGTTCCATTACTTAGTATTTCCTGTAGTTAATAGTTAGTTGTGGCTATGCGCACTGGCGCATAAACCTGTGGTTGATTTGTTATCTGGAGTTCGCTTTTCAGCGACGTAGGACGAATGTCCGTTGTTGGAAGTGGTGTTGCTTACGCAGCCTTTGGTGGAAAAAGATCGTCTATGGTTAGTTCGTAACCGTATTCTTTGAACGCATTGATAAAAGCGCGACAAAGATTGATGTCCATTCCCCTTCTGCCTGTCTCGTAATGACAAACTGCACCACGCGTACAACCGAGTACTTTCGCAAGATCTTCCTGCGTTAAACCGAAGCGCTCGCGAAAATTGCGAATATTATTCATAGGATCCTCCTCACCAATAAGTATACACATCGTATTCAATATCGCAATACATAGTTTACGAGTTGTGACTGTTCTTGTTTGATACAAATTGTATAATTTAAGGATGAAAATGAACTGGTATGACATAGCGAAGCAAAGGATTGATCAGCTTGGATTGAATCAGGATAAAGTTGCTGAACACCTTGGTGTAACCAAAGGTGCTGTTAGTCATTGGCTTAACGGAAGAAGGAACCCATCAATACAAGAAATTGGAGCAATTTTTCAATATCTTGGAGTTACAGACGTGAGGTTCAACGCTGACGGAACCTTTAGCGTTGGAGAATCAACAGAACAAAAGCCTGTTAAACCTCAATTTGAATACCCATTCTTCTCTCACGTTCAGGCTGGAATGTTTACACCAGAATTTCGCACATTCACCGAGAGAGATGCAGAATGCTGGATTAGTACGACCAAAAAAGCCAGTGATTCATCTTTTTGGCTTGAAGTTGAAGGCCACTCAATGACGGCTCCAGCGGGATCACGACCAAGCTTTCCTGAAGGAATGCTGATTCTTGTAGACCCAGAAGTTCCTGTAGACCCAGGCGATTTTTGCATTGCAAGGTTATGTGGTGATGAGTTCACTTTTAAGAAGCTCATCAAAGACAGCGGACAAGTATTCCTACAACCGCTAAACCCTCAGTTCCCAATAATGCCATGTAACGAACAATGCAGGGTTGTAGGTAAGGTTGTAGCCAGCCAATGGCCTGATGAGATATTCGGGTGATGATGGATAAGGGATGTTTGGGTGATATACAAATGATTAAAGAACGTATTTCTTATGTTATCCCGATCGCGATAGATGGCAGCAAATCAGGAGCCCCAGTCCTCATCTATGAGATGGCAAAAGACTCATATGAAGTGGATTTGTCATTCGGTATTTTTTTTATCGGTCTTAGAGCGGCCAAGAAATACTCCGTTGGCATCGAGGTGTTCAATGACAATGAGACACCAATTCCAATTGATACAAAGAAATTTTCCAACCATATGTTTTTCACCGTTGCAGAAGCTGGTGATGGAGAAACTGTTGTGTCGGCATCCATAAAAATAACGTTTCCTAAGGTTGAAATTATTAACCCTGGAATATTTGAAGTTAGAGCATCACTGGTTAATCCAGACACCAAAGAAATCATTGATGTGAAAAGCTCTTTTTTCGATATTAAGCGTGCTGGAGTGGTTCGCAATGAGTTCCAATAACACCGTTACTCAGCTTCGTCCAAATCAAGACATCTCTCGCCAAATTGGACACCACTTCACTGATGATGCATACTCACGGCATGGTGGTGGCAATGGCGGTGGTGATGACATGCTAAAACGTGTAGAAAAATTGGAAGAGAAAATAGCTTCTATTAGCACTGATCTAGCTGTTATCAAGGCCACAATGTGTACAAAGGAAGATTTACACAAAGAGCTGAATGGTCAGACTTGGAAAATTGTCATAGCCCTTGTTATTACTGTTCTAATAGCCGTTTTTTCTAAATACTACATAAAGTAACCCTGACGCCGAGCTGGGGTTCACTGCCTGCCGATCCCTACGTAAACAATTCGCCCGCCAACGTAACTCATTGATAATTACGCAAACGCATAGCTATTTCATCCATTTGCCCGCCACCTTGTAACCACAAAGATCCCTACTCTTTCGGCAGTGTCAGAACATCAATAGCCAGTTCTACAGCCAAGTCCACATCCTCTTCCTGCCACAGCACCTGAATCATTTCTATCAAAGCTTCACGCGAAGGTTCGCGCTGCTCTACCAGTACCTGCATCAGCGCAGTACCGAGAACCTCAACCACTTGCGGGTGAAGCTCCGCAAAGAACTCATCCTCACTTTTCACACAGATTCCTCGCTCGTTTTTTGTTCAGGACAGTATGGCATAGAGGATTTAAAAAAATAAATCACTTTAAAAATCAACATAATGTAAACAAAACAACTATGAGGATACAAAATGTATTTGCAATGATGTTTACTATACGTATACTAAACACATCAACAGGACACACTACTCACCAGGATGGTGAACATACAACGATTCAGTGATGAATCTACGCGGCTGAAAAGCCGGAACGACCAAAGTGAGCTTTGGGATGCGATGAATTGCAGTCCATCGAGACAACCAGAAGATAAGCATCTGGCATCGCATCACCAAAGTTCATCAGGAGGTCTATATGACACGCAGAACAACTTTCAATGGCTCAGCAGCAGGTCGTCGTCGCGAGCGCCGTGCAGCGCTTCAGAATGCGGTAACGGCAAGCTCAGAAGTAATGCATCGTCCTACTCTTAGCCGTGTACAGATTCAGGCCAAAGGAAAACACGAAACGCCAAAACGCATTGAAGACGCAAAATCACTTCAGTTCATGGCGAAAGATGCATTCTGGCAACTGGAAGAATACAGACGCAATCTGGAGCGGGCAGCCATTGTGTACGCAAATGAGTTTGGTCATAAGCCACCAGAAACCGGTGTATGTTTGCCAGACGTAGCACTTTACGCGGCTGGTCATCGTAAGTGTGGGCAAATTACCGCTAGATAATTATTCAGGAAGAAATCATCTCATCTAATAAGGTCGCAATGCGGCCTTTTTTATTGCCAAAATTTAAGGATTAACAACATGAATTCAGCAGATTTATCGAAGATTCTTGAAGAACACAAAGTGTGGATTACCTCAATGCATGAGAGCGGATCGAGAGCCTACCTGCGCGATGCCGACCTGTGCGGTGCCGACCTGTGCGATGCCGACCTGCGCGGTGCCAACCTGCGCGGTGCCTACCTGCGCGGTGCCTACCTGCGCGATGCCGACCTGTGCGGTGCCAACCTGCGCGATGCCGACCTGCGCGATGCCTACCTGTGCGGTGCCGACCTGCGCGATGCCGACCTGTGCGGTGCCTACCTGCGCGATGCCGACCTGTGCGGTGCCGACCTGCGCGGTGCCAACCTGCGCGATGCCGACCTGTGCGGTGCCTACCTGCGCGATGCCGACCTGTGCGGTGCCGACCTGCGCGGTGCCAACCTGTGCGATGCCTACCTGCCTGATCTCACTTTCGTAATCCTGGGTGAGAAATACTTCATAAGTATAACGAACGGTGAATATGTACGAGCAGGATGCCAGAACCACACAGTTGAGGAATGGAGAAAATATAGTAAGCAGGAAATTGCTGAGATGGATGGTCGTAAAGCTCTTAAATTTTATCCACGCCTTCTGGACATTATCGATTTCTATATTGGTAAAGGTGAACGCCCGGATTGGTTAACAAGTAAAGAATATGCAGATGAAGTAACTGAGTAAGCGTATTTTTGGCAGCGAGACACAGAGGTGAATATGAAAAAGTTTAAAGGTACGCCAGGTCCTTGGAGCGGAAAGGATGTACGCATTTGCAGGCAAGATAGAGCTGGGTTGCAGCTTGGTTTTATCATGACCCATGACGAAAATCGCGTAGCTGAATGTGAGGCCAATGCACACTTGATAGCAGCAGCTCCGGAGTTATTGGAAGCTCTACAATTGCTTCTCAACTCCTGGTCAAATGGTAGTTCTAAAGATATTTCAAACGCTGAGAGAAAAACTCGCTCAGCCATCAGCAAGGCTCTTGGGGAAGAGTGATGGAAATAAATAAAGAGCAAGCATCAGAAATTATCAAACTTATCGAACAAGCATTACTTGATGGGTTTGATGATGAAATTTTGGTTTCGCTACACGAAAGTCTTACCAAATTTGTCAGCGAATAAGCACCTAATGACCATTTTAATAGTGGTCATTGTGAGCAATATCGCTCGTAACCAAACGAGGACGACGACTCGTTCTGGTTAATCGAAAAATCATCCCTTGATGTTATTTGCCGCTCGCAGTCAGGGCGGCTTTTTTCGCATACCAACAACGCTTCATTCGAGGCGTTTTCGCTATGCCAATAAATAAAAATGGAGAATCCCACGATGACATTTGCTATCGCGGGCGGTGCCGTCATGGGTATCGCCCAACTTAATGAATCACTTTTAGAGCGTATAATCAGAAAATTACGAACCGGATGGAAACGTCTGGTCGATATCCTGAATCAACCAGGAGTGCCGTGTAATGGATAAATCGCTTATGGCTATTCAGTCTAAATTCGCAATTGCTGTTTATCTTGGTGACAAAATAATGTATCGCGAAGCTGTAGAAGCCTTTCGCGAATGGAGGTTGAAATGATACCAGTGGACTTAGCAAGGACACCGGAGTTGAGCAGGTTAAAACGTCAGTATCACCTGACAGAGGCAATGTACTGGCGCAAGTCAGGTAATAAATCGATGAAACGAAATTGCCTTTCATTAGCCAAAAACGAGCGAATAAACAAAGGTGAATTTCTGGCTAATCCTTCCGAATTACCATTCTGAGGTGAATTATGGATTTGAATAAATTCGACGCCCCATTCAATCCTGAAGATATCGAATGGCGAATACAGCAAAGTGGTAAAACACTCGATGGCAAAGTGTGGGCTTTGGTGCTGGCTTATGTCACGAACAGGGCAATCATGAAGCGCCTGGACGATGTTTGCGGCAAAGCAGGATGGCGCAATGAATACCGCGATATTCCCAACAACGGTGGCGTTGAATGCGGCATATCAATCAAGATTGATTCCGAATGGGTAACTAAATGGGATGCTGCTGAAAACACACAGGTAGAAGCCGTCAAAGGTGGTCGCTCCGGCGCAATGAAGCGTGCTGCCGTTCAGTGGGGAATTGGTCGGTATCTCTATAACCTTGAGGAAGGTTTTGCGCAGATATCCAGTGATAAGAAACAAGGATGGCACAGGGCCAAACTGAAGGATGGAACAGGATTTTACTGGCTCCCTCCATCGCTGCCGAACTGGGCCATGCCAGCATCAGGCAATCAACCATCACCAGAAAATACCAACCAGAAATCTCCATCGGTTGACTGCGAACAAATCCTGAAAGACTTCAGCGATTATGCAGCAACAGAAACTGACAAGAAAAAGCTAATTGAGAGATATCAGCATGACTGGCAATTATTGGCTGGTCACGATGATGCGCAGACAAAATGCGTTCAGGTAATGAACATCAGAGTTAAAGAACTAAAACAGGCGGCATAAATGGCTAGTAGAGGCGTAAATAAGGTGATCATCTTAGGCCGGGTCGGGCAAGACCCGGAGGTTCGTTATTCACCATCAGGGACGGCGTTCGCTAACCTGACAGTCGCTACATCAGAGCAGTGGCGAGATAAACAGACTGGCGAACAAAAGGAGCAGACTGAATGGCATCGTGTTGCCGTAGTTGGGAAACTTGCTGAAGTCGTAGGGCAGTATGTGAAAAAAGGTGATCAGGTTTATTTCGAGGGAATGCTGAGAACCAGAAAGTGGCAAGACCAGACAGGGCAAGACCGCTACACCACTGAGATTAATGTTGGAATTAATGGTGTGATGCAAATGCTTGGAGGCACTGGCGACAGCAAACAACAAGCAGCCGACAGGCAGTCACAGAAACCACAGCAGCAACCATCACCAACACAACATAACGAGCCACCGATGGATTTTGATGATGATATACCATTTGCACCAGTAACTCTCCCCTTCCCTCGTCACGCTATTCACGCAATTTAAGGACTTACATGAATCATTTAATGGTTGACCTTGAAACAATGGGCAACGGGCCATACGCGCCCGTTATTTCGATTGGGGCAGTATTCTTTGATCTGAAAACTGGAGAAACAGGAGAAGACTTCTCGGTTAATATCTCTCTCGAGTCATCAATGCGATACCGGGCGCGTCCTGATGCTTCAACCATTTTATGGTGGATGGAACAGGGAGAAGATGCCAGAAAATCGCTAACCAATGACACTCAAGAGCTTTCAACGGCTCTTTCATGGTTATCAGACTTTATCGCAAAGCACGCCAACCCTAAATTCGTTCAGGTTTGGGGAAATGGCGCATCATTTGACTGTGTGATTCTACGAAATAGTTATGCTCTGGCCGGGCACCAAGCGCCCTGGCAGTGGTGGAATGACCGCGACGTCCGAACCATCGTCGAGCTTGGAAAGGCAATTGGGTTCGACCCTAAACGAGATATGCCATTCGAAGGAACTCGACACAACGCGCTTGATGATGCCATTCACCAAGCCAAATACGTTTCAGCAATCTGGAAAAAGTTAGCTAAATAATCACCAGGTGAAAACATGCCAGCGCCTATGTATGGTGCGAATGACCCGCGCCGCTGTTCCGGCAATTCCGTCTCGGAAGTGCTGGATAAATTCAGAAAAAACTACGACCTGATAATGTCACTACCGCAGGAAACGAAAGAGGAAAAGGAATTTCGCCACTGTATATGGCTTGCAGAGAAAGAAGAACGCGAGCGAATTTATCAGACATCCATCCGGCCATTCCGCAAAGCCACTTACACCCAATTCATTGAAATAGACCCGCGCCTTCGTGATTACCGTTCGCGTTACGGCGCTATCAGCAATAACTGAGGAATTCATCATGAGAGGTTTGTCCTACGACCCCGGTATCCTGCCATCTGAAATGATTATTCGACACCGCTTCAAGCCCATCAACGATATTCCACGCGAAGAAATGCTGGCGAGAAAGAGTTTTCCATCAGTGAATGAAAACAAATATCTGAATGCAATGTTGCGGAGTGGGAAGAAATGAAAGAAGTGAAAATATACACGATTGTCAGTGACCAGTTATCACCACCAATAACAGGAGAATCATTCTGTACTGATATGGTGCGTCATAGTGATTATGCGGACCTGGAGGAGAAATGCGCGGCGCTGGCTGATTTATTTTGTGATGTGAAAGAGATTTTGGGTTTTAAGTATCGCTATTTCATTTCCTCAAAGGGGCTAATTTTCTCAATGGCTTCTGGCAAGCTAAGACAGTTAAACCCTTCTATGCGCGGCAAGAACAGAAATCAGTATTTGTTCGTTAGGCTGGAGCTTGAAGGGGAACTGAAAGGCGTGAACATCCACCGATTAGTTGCTGAAAACCTCATCGGGCCTAAGCCATCTGATGAGCACGTAATTAACCATAAAGACGGCAACAAACAAAACAATGATGCATCAAACCTTGAGTGGACAACGATAGCGGGTAACACTCAGCACGCATATAGAACTGGGTTAGCCGGAGGAAGAAAGCACGGTTCGTATAAAGGCCCAGTTTGTGCAGAGAATGAGGAAGGTTTTGGGTATGTGTTCTTTGATAGCAAACAGGCTATTGAGGCTGGCTTTAACCCAAATTCAATCAGGGACGCTGTAGTTAAGCCATGCAAGAAATTATTCGGATTCTATTTTAGCCGCATCAATAACACAGGCCAAATTCACAAAGGAGTGCAGTCATGATTACGGGAACCTCAAATTACGACGAAGTGCCGACGATACCCTGCAAAATCTGCGGCGGTTATTTCAAAGCCGATGATCCAGAAAATCACAAATGCGAGGGCCAGCCCAATGAGCAACATCGACAACAGGAGCTGCTCGTCAGCAAAGCAAAAGCATCTGTATTCACTATGGGATACATCTCTCAATTTGAAGCGAGTGATATTGATTCTGACGATATCGATTTGCGGTTTGAAGTTGATGGCGTTGAAACCGGCACAACAGTTTCTATCGTTGATGAGAGTGGCCACGCCGCACAGATAATTACGGCGCTGCTGGATGAACTGGAGCATTACAAATCACGTGAAGAGCGAGTTACAAAGCTGGTTCTGGACAACTCGGCAAGCTGGGATGATCTCTACAAGAAGGTGGAAGCCGCAGAGAAGCACATAGCAGAACTGGAGGCGCGGAAGGTCAACCTGTCAAAACTCAGCGTTGGAGAAGTCATGCACATGAGCGGATTCAGCCGGGATTATGCCGAGGGTTGGTGTGCTGGTAATGACAATGCGATACACGAAATACGCGCCGCTGGCATCAAGGTTAAGGGGGAGTGATGTCACTGACGAAAAAACAACGCGCAGAGCTACGCATGAAGTTTGGCGGCCGCTGCGCTTACTGTGGCTGTGTGCTACCGGAGAAGGGCTGGCATGCTGACCACGTTGAGGCGGTGCTGCGAAAATCTGAGCAGTGTATGAAGGCTGCTGCGAAAGGCATTTTCAGACTGAAAACTACCGGTGAAGTGTTCAGACCAGAAGCTGACTGTCCGGAAAACATCTTCCCGTCCTGTGCGCCGTGCAATTTGCTGAAAACGACATATTCGCTGGAGATGTTCAGAAAACAGGTCTCCCTGCAGGTTGAGCGGGGGCGCAGGAGTAGCGTTAACTTCCGCACCGCTGAGCGCTTTGGCCTGGTTGAAGTAATCGAAAAGCCAGTTGTGTTCTGGTTCGAACAGTATCAGAAAGGGGCGACATCATGACCAAAATATTCCGGAAGAATTATCCGCGTCAAAGTCGGTTTAAAGAGGCTCTATTTTTCCTTCTCTTTCTTATTTTAATGGTTCCAGTATCACCGATATTCTTCATCTGGTTAGCAGGCGTACAGGCAGAAAAAATAGCTGAGTGGTATAGCTCCATCGTATGGGGGCCATTTAATAAACTGCACAACAAATTAAATCCGTACAGGGAGGACTAACCCATGACCACTATTACCAAAGAGCGTATCGAATTATTCATTAAAAATCCGCTGGAAAACGGGCTTACCCGTGGCGAACAAATGGAACTGGCACGGATTGCGATGGCGTCGCTTGAGGCTAAGCCTGTGCGATACCTGAATAAATTTTCCGGTGTGTGCGTGACGTTAGAGCAGCAGTCAAACGCTGCAGATGATGTTGCCGTGTATATACCGCTCTACACCGCCCAGCCAGCGCCGGTAGTGCCGGATGAAATGGCGACATCTGATGACATGAATCTTTATCAAAAGAGCTTTGCGCAAGGCTATAACGCCTGCCGCAATGCCATGCTCAACGGAGGTAAATCGTGAAAGATAATCAAATCCGGGAGCTTGTAAACGAGCTGCATGATATTGCTATTGAGTATCACGGCACACAACAGTTACGTGAACGAATTGCGCGTACAGTTCGTGCAGCGATAATTCAGGCCGGCAACTCTCCGGTGATCGGCATTGACATGGCATCTGAACCTGATCGCTCGGTGGAAGTTCGCTACCTTGCTCCTCCTGGCTACGTGATGGTTCCTAAGGTGGTGACGCCGGAAATAGGTAACGCAATAAACGAAGTTGGTCAGCGCTGCACATGTGGTAATTGCTCGCAGCGATTATGGGATTTATTGCTTGCGTCAGCGCCGGTACAGGTAGATATTGAAATGCTGGCGTCTACGCTCAAAAATGCTCCGTTAGCACCGTCGGATAATCAGGGAAGGCCGAGAGCGCCAGTGGTGCCGCCCGCCATTGAGCCAGATTACAAGGTCATTAAAGGTATTCTGCCCACGGCCAACCCCGATGAATATGCGTGCTGCATTGCTGCTGACATGTGGAACGCCTGCCGCGCCGCCATGCTTCAGGGGGTCGAGCAACCACAAAACGCACGACAAAATATTCCGGAAAATATTCCTGATGGCAACTCTCCGGCAATTCCGGATGATTGGGTTATGGTGCCAAAAGAGCCAACTCAGGCCATGATTAAAGCGTGGCTATCAGAGGTTGCTAACTTTCGCGGTCATGCAGCCGGTTACAAGGCTGCGCTGGCAGCAGCACCACAGCAGGAGGTGAAATGATGGCTATACCAGCAGCAGTGCGCAACTAACAAACCTCGCACAGTCGAGGTTTTCTTTTATCTGAACTCGCTACGGCGAGTTTTGTTTTATGGAGACAAGAAATGTCAGATTTGGCTATGAAGGTTTTGAAATGGCAATCAACTGGTGATGTCGGCATAAGTAGCGCAACTCTTGCCTCAATAGCATGTGGACTGAAAAAGAATATATATGGTCATCACTTCGGCGCTCCACATGACGCAGCAGACTTCCGACGATGCGTTGCACTTGTTGAGCAGATTCCAGAAATCAGAGATTCATTCGACAAGGTTGCAATGCGCGTTCCGTCATTCAAAGGAATCCTCAACAAATGGGATTCCCTCGTCGCTCTGTTGAAGTCTGAAATGAGGATGTATGGGAACAAAGCACCAGAGACTTACAAAAGAATCAGTGAGCTACGCAAGGACTAACTATGGAATCACACAGCCTCACACTCGATGAGGCCTGTGCATTTCTCAAGATATCCCTTCCATCCAAGTTCGATTCCCAAACCGGAGATAAAACCTATGCGCGAATTACGCGATGACTCACTTATTGACTTAAAGTTCATGATGAAGGATTCTGGCATGGGTAAAACGTTCATTTACTCAGAAATCAAGAAAGGTAAATTGCCTTCCCCGCACAAAATCGGAAGCGCATCCAGGTGGGTTTATGCCGACTATCAAAACTGGAAACGCAGCCACTTCTCACCCCTTCAAAATGTCTCATGAATTGACTTTGTGGGCATAAATGCGGGCATAAAATTCTTCACTTCTGTAATTCATCATAAATCCCCTGCACTTACGCCATTCATTAGGTGTCTGCAGGGGACACCATTGATACCCAGGAAATTCTCTTCTTGCTGCATAACCTTTCGAGCGGTTCCCCTTTCATGTTGCTTTTATTGCCCCTATGCAATATCACCGGACATGCCATACGTTCAGCAAAAAGTCGTCATCGGCCGGTTATGACCGATGACATGCTGATGTGGTCTAGAAGCGATACTGCAACCCCGCGGTAACCGTATAGTTATTATTAGCTATACCTGCGGCATCGCCACCAAAATACGCCGTATCACCGCTGGTTTTATCTATGATTTGCGTACCGCCCTTACCTTCTTCATATTTACTGTAAGCAAACTCAGCAAAGATTTTTGCATTACTGGTAATATAATATCCGGCGTCAATAGAAGCGCCATAATATCGTGAATTTTCCGTTTTTTCACGGAAGGTAAGTTTGCGCATGTAGTGTTCGTCATTATCATGCGCATTTACCCAGTCGCTGTATTTAAACAGTACATTACACTCAAAGTCATTAATACGATAATCACCCGCCAGCCCGATATAGGGCATTTCGAAACGCTGGCTATAACCTATGCCGCGCACGCCATGAGGAAAGTTACCAATATACCGACCATTATCATAAATATAAGACCCGCCTCTTGCCGTCCAGCTAAAACGAGTTTCCTGATAGCCCGCTGTCACGCCCGCCTTGTAGTTATCGCCCTGCAATAACCAACCTTTCACGTTCAAATCGTATTCATTAGCATAGTTGGCGCTGGTGTCCGGATGAATTGAACGATCGGTCCAGCCAGGCTGCTCACTGCTCATCCAGTCATGGTCAACCATATGACCCGATCCCGACGCCAAAGACGTCCAGCCGCGGGCGTCCAGCGTCATGAACGAATAGGGTTCCCATGATAAATCCCCCTGCAACGTGGCGACATTTTTTATTTTCCAGTCCAGTTGACTCAGCTTCCGCCCGGTGTCGGTATCATAAACCAGCTCCCTGGATTTACCATTTAACACCCCCACAGAAAGGGATGTCGTGACGCTATCAGGAGAGACGTCCGGAATAAATAAGGTAGACTCCGCATAAACCGACTCAGAAAATAGGGCGATCATCATTACTGCAATAGCATGTTTTTTCAT